AATATAAAAAAAAAGAGGCCTTATACAGAACCTCTTTATTAATGCGGCTTTCAGCGTTATTTTTTTTTTTATTTTGTATACTCTGTTTCATACAGAATAAACCAATCTACCTCCGTAGTTATTATATTTCCGTATTGGACCTCTAACATACTTACGGCTTCCTCTTTAATAAGCTCTTTGCACCTTTTTATTAATGCTTCATAGCGTCTATTAGGGGTAAATATATTTTCTATTTCGTCGAGGTCTCCGTGCCTGTGAACGTTTAGCCGGAAGTATCTACCGTCCCCTAAATCTCTGCACCTCTCAACCTCTATTTCGTTATACGGGTAGTTGCTTATAATACCCCTTAACTTAGTAGCCTGCTTTGGGCCTATGTTTATTATACGTTTATTCGTTTTCATAAATTAAGAAATTTTAAAATTTTCTACGCCCCCGGTAGTTAATTGGAATTCTACAGCGTCCCAAACTCGCTCCCTTTCATTCTCTGTATTATCTGTAAAGTCTACAGATATGCTCCAAAGGGTTTTAGTTATTCGGCTTACAAGGCATATAAACCTGTTTTCTAAGTCGCTTTTTTTTATGATTAATGAGGCCTTTTCCGCTTCGTTAGCGTCTACTTCAATTCTTAGTGCTTTTGTTTCCATAGTGCTTTTTTGTTTTTCGTTTGACAAATATAGAAAGAGTATTTGGTTTTGCAAACTTTTTCTAAACTTTTTTTAGTCCTTCTGAAAGCCTTGCTCACAGCGGAAAACGCATTACTTTTAAAAAAGGTATATAGATACCACTAAAGGGGCAAAGTTCGTGACATACGCCCTAATGCGTTTTAATGCGATTTTAGCTTTATGGCTAAAAGTCTGTTTCGATGTCCCACTTTTCTGTATCCGTCCAATGTCTCATAGGAGTGGAGGTAGCCGGAGGGGTTAATACCGGAGTACTGATCGAGTAGTCTATATCGTAAAAATCTGTTAAAGTCTCGTTATGCCGAAACTCTACATACCCCACAGAGCCCTGTCTATGTTTTTCGAATAGGTAAAACATTTCGTTAGTATACTCCTTTCCGCTTTCGTCCGCTATACCGTAATACCCGGGCCTCCATATAAATACTACCGTGTCGGCCGTCTGCTCTATTTCTCCCGACTCTCTTAGGTCGCTTAATATAGGCTTTCTGCTTTGCCTTTGCTCTACGGCCCTGCTTATTTGTGCTAAGACTATTATAGGTATATTAAGCTCGAGCTGTAGTCGTTTTAGTAGTTTAATAATATTAGATACTTCCTGTTCCCGACTCTGTGCGCGTGGCCCTTCATACTGCAATAGCTGCAAGTAGTCTATAATAGCCCACTTGCATTGCCCTTTCCTGTGAGCTCTCTTTATTACTCTAATAGCCTCGAATACTCCACAGGCAGGCTTATAGTATGTATTTAGTTTTGTCTTTTCTACGAGGCCTATAGCCCTTTCGTAGTTTAATATACTGTCTTGGTCCAATGTACGTTTTTTTAACGCCCTACCGTCTATGCTGCCTTTGGCCCTGTTTAATATTAAACGCTGTGCAAGTTGGCTCTTACTCATTTCGCAGTTAATGTATATTCCTTCGTCCCCCGTACTTAGCCCGTGGAAAAGAGCACAGGCCGTTTTACCCATTCCGGGCCTCCCTGCAAGTACTATTAACTCCGGCTGCCAACCTCCGGTAAAGTCGTTTAAGCATTTTAAGCCCGTATCTACTCCTATAAGCTTTCCGCTTCGTACAATTTCGGCCTGCTCATAGTATAGCTTCCTCTCGAAGTCTACAAGTTCTGCCGGAGTTATAACGCCTTCGTCGGTAGTATTGCTGTCTATTAAGTCGGTTAGGCTCTTTATTATTTCCGTTGCAAGGTTCGTACCGGAGCTGTTGGTAGATAGTATTCTATCTGTTATTATATTCGTTACAGAACGTGCTATATAGGCCTCTTTTAACTCAGAAATATATTCGAGTATAGGTTCGTGTATACTTACCGCGTTAGAGGCCTTTAAAACTAACGAGCGAACTTCTACGGCTCTTTGTTCGTCTAAGTGCTTTCGGCTTTCCTGTGTAACGGTTAAGAGGTTTACCGTCCTACCTTCACTATGCAGTCCGGATATTATTTTAAAAGTATCCTTAAAAGGACCTTCTGAAAAATACCCCTCCGAAAGCCGTGTAATAATTTCGTAAGAGGTTTCCGGGTTTAGGAGTATAGCTCCAATTATGGAGGTCTCGAGTGCTTTGGTTTCTGTTTTCATATTACTTAGAGTTTAGGTTTCCGGCTTTCCACGAACGCGGCTCTGTGTCGTTTAGTTGGGTATTTTTAGGGGACTTTTCGCCTGTAATATTAGGAGTCTCTTTTAAGTATATTCCCTTCCACCCGTGCTCTATTGTGTCCTCTAAAGCCTGTTTAAACATCGACGCTGTAGGAAAGGTAGACTTACACTTTTTAACTATCCTTTCTATAACCAATTCCGTTACGGGTTGCTTATTCTTAACCCTGCTATCTAAGTACTCATAAAAGAGTTCGTTTATAGAACTGTCCTTAAAATAAGATACACTCCTAAAATCGAAAGGAGGCTCTTTGGACTGCCTCTTTCTTTTAATAACAGTATCATTTACATTATCATTTACATTAACAGTTAACGCGGTTGAACTCTGTTGAACGCTGTTAACACTTGTTGCATTTGTTGCACCTTCGTTAACCGGGTTTAACTCCTTTCGTTTATTAGCAGATATTTTGCCTGCTATAGACCGCTGTTCGCGTATCTTATCGTATGCGTTGCTGTCTCTGTCTATTTGCAGCCTAATAGGGTTAAAAACGAAAAAGAGAGGGTTAGATACGTCTACTAATGTCCCGTCTATTACGTAGTCGTATACGTGCCTTATTAGGTCTCCTAACTGCTCGTTAGGCAGGTGCTTTATAGTGTCGAACCAATCGACGTACATTATAAAAGATTTTCTATTCATTGCAAAAAAAAGGCCTACGGGGACTAAGTTGGGACGGGCCGTTATAGCCCCTTAGTTCGTAGACCTGTTAAGTTCCTGTTTAGAGTATAGTCCCACTTATACCCTATTACCACGAATATACACTAAGTTTTTAAATACCAATCTATTTTCTTTATACAGTCCTCTATACCTACTCCGAATGTAGCGAAATACCCCTCTTTAGATAAGGCCTCGAGTACTTTGTACTGTTCCTCGAGGTGTACGTCTTTTTTTAATGTACCGTCCTTTTTATAGGGGCTTTCCGTCTCTGTCTTAATTTCGAGATACATACCTGCATACCCTTTATTAGGTTTAGCTATAAACAGGTCCGGATACCCACGTAAAGGGTTTACAGCTTTGTGACGGAGTGCGGCCTGCTTCGGTAAGTAAAGCCCTGCCGCGTGGTCGAACCGGAATATTGTTCCCGGGTATAAATAGCTAATATAACGGGCTATTATTGGATAGATTTTTTTTTCTATTGAGTTCATACCGTGTGCGTATATCTACTATTTTGTCCTTATTGCTGAGTATAAAACCGTTTATTAGTTCATACGCCTGCTCTATTTCCTGTTGGCTATGCCTGTGTATAAATATATCCAAACCACTTCCGGAGTCCGTTCGAGACCTCTCTGTAACGCCTATATAGTAGAATTTATCCGGTTCTATATTCGCTACCATACAATACCATACAGCCTGTATATGATTATAATGCCGTATCATATCGGACTGAAAAGCTTTTAAGGTTTTTGCCTTTGTAGTCTTAACGTCCGCTATAACGCCTGCCTCCTTATTTATTATATCATACATAGCTTTGGCAGGTATAATCGTAGAGTTTATAACTAACTCAGTTACGGCAGGGACTTCGTACCGCGCATTATTAAATATAATAGCCGCTATAGGGTTGTCATTTATTGCCCGGTATACGTTTGCCGCTTCTGAGTCGTAGTGCTCTACCTGTACCTCTAAGAGCCTTTGGTGTAAGCTTGCGCCTGCATCGAGAGCTTTACGGATATGCTTAAGGTCTCCGGTATAATGCCGCTTTATGCCGCTTGCGCTTAAAGCAGGGTAGTTTATATACTCTTCCCGTTTCATCGTATTACCTGCGTTTTAACTTCGTACAGTTCTATTCCGGATATTTGCTCTACATTCAGCTCTTTCATAGCCTTAGGCAGGTTTTTAAGCAGTTCCTCCGGCTCTAAGTTGCCTGTAGAAAATAGGCATTTTAAAACAGCTATCCAATCTACCTCCGACTTTTTGCGGCCCTGTATTATTCGTGCCTTAATAGAAGTTCGTATATTCTTAGGCTTTTCGAGTACTACGTTCGCCTGTACAATACTCTCTAATACGTCCTGTATAGGAGTGCCGTTTGATATTTGCTCTTTAGCGGCCTGTTTAAGCTTATTATTCGCCTCCTTTTCTTTTTCGTATACATAGAGGTCGTATTTTAATAAACGCTGTTTAATGGCTTCTAATGCCTCTTTATACGGTTCGGTCCATTCGGACTCTTCTTTTATTATGCTTTTCTTAAGTTCGTCTAACGGTCGCGTTAGTTTTTTTCTTTCGCTTTCTACCGCTTTTAAAAAAAGGCTTATAGTGGAGGCCTGCTCGTAGTATTTTTTATATACCGCTTCCGTTTCTATTTCGAACTCTGTCGGTATTTTTTCTATAGCCGGAGCTATAATAGAGCCGCTTTTTATTAGCTCTGTAATAGATTTGTTCTGCATTGCTTTAGAGTTTAGGAGGGGCTGTACGGTTAGGATACAGCCCCCGGTTAGTTAGTCCCAAGGTAGGTCGTTAGTATCTCCAAAAAAAGACGCGCTATATTCCTCTACAGGTTGGGTTTTAGGTAGAGATACAGCCGGAGCATTATTAGACTGCCATTCGTCGCTCTGTCTAATTTTGTCCTGTATAAATTGCGGAAGCTTACTAAATACTTCCATATCCGGCTGTGCAGGGGTAAACGCTAACGCTGTATTATATGCCTCCGGTATAGGCATTCCCTTTGGAAGCTTTACAATGGAGTTTATATTAGCGTAAGTACTTCCGGCCTTTTCTACGTGTACAATCGAAACCATACACGGCTGTCCTAATAGCTTAAAAATATTAAATTTTTTAGCTTCTGCGTCTGTTAAGGTTTTTCCTATCCAACCTTGTACGTCCTTTCTAAGAGTGCTTTTTTCGTGCATACTTAAAGTGTAGACGTTTCTACAGTAGAACGGCTGTTCTCCTTTTTCCTCCGAAAAAACTGTTTTTTCGTTTGGGAGCTCGAAAAGAAACTGCACTTTTCTTTTTTTGCCGGGAAACTGTCCTCCCTGCTCAGACGTGCCTAAGTCGATAATTTGGTAGCAAATAGCTACGTGCGTCCCCTCCGGGGCTAATTTCGACTGCGAATTACCCCCCACGGGGGCTGTTAACTCTATCATATATTAAAATTTAAAGGGTTACGTATGTGGTTACAGTTACAGGCTTTTCGATTTTATAACCTAAGTTTAGTAGGTATTCTACCGCCTGCCTTTCAAAACTGTTTTTTATTATGTTGCTTAGTCTTTGCGACCGGGTTGGGCTCGTTTCTATTTCGAGTTCTAACGTGCCCTGCACAGGACCTACCGCTACTGTTTCAGTAGTTTCTACTTCCGGCATAGTAACTAATTCTATTTTAGTCTTAGGTTCTCCCGTGCTAATGTCCGGCTGTATTTTGCATACCTCTATAGCTGCTTTGTAGTCTATTTTTAATGCGCTACATATAGCTTTCATAGACCTCCACGAAGGGTTAAATCTATTACGGAGTATGTTATTTATACCGCTTGCGCTTAACCCTGTCTCTTTCGAAATATCGTATTCAGAAAGTTTAAGGTCGTTTTTTCTTTGCGAAAGTATCCACGTTAATTTTTTAAAATCGACGTTTTTTATATGCGTGTAACGTGGCTGTTTCATAGTGCAGTATAGTGTAATGTATTATCTACGTCGTTTAAAATAGTCCAAAGCTTTTGCTTAAACTGTCTTTCCGTTAGTGGGAAGTAAAGCCTGCTTTCGTCGGGTACGTTGTGCATTTCCTCTAAGTGGAACTGTCGCGCTAACATAGACGCTGTGCTATCCGTTCGAGTAAAAATTCCTTTTCGAGCCCCGTCGGCTATTACCGTTACGAGTACCCCTTCGATGTGGTCGTAGCAAAAGTACGAACCGTCCGACGTTCTAAACCGCGTTTTCGCAGTTATAACGCCATTTGCTTGAGTTGTTTCCATATAGTTATTAAGTTATTTACGGGCAAAGGTAAACAACCTTTTTTATTATGCAAACCTTTTCAAACTTTTTTTTAAGTATCTAAATACTAACGCCTGTTAATGAACCTGCTAATATTTAGGTTGGTATAAAGTGCCTATAATATACCCCGAAGCAAGGCCTATTCCTAATGTGGTTAATGGGTGCTCTGTCCAATGCCGCTTCCTACGGTAAACGAAGTTAGAGGCTGAATATACTTTAATATACGGGTTATCGAACTTTACACGAAAAACGGAGTCTTTCCGCTTTAATATCCTATTAAAAAAACCTGCTCTAAGAGTATCCCCTACCGCAAAGCTAAACCCGGTATTTATTCGTATAGAGTCGAACCTTAATAAAGCCTCTTTAGTAATAATACCTCCTATGGTAAAATGTTTATCCTGTTTAAAAAAGGGTTGGGGTAGGGTTAATACAACCTTATCCACTAATACCGTCTCCGGGGGGCTTAATTGTATTTCTGTTTTTATTATAGTCTCGGACTTTACGCTACCTCCTAACGTCGCGTTAACTACCTGTAGGCTGTCTATAGTCCTTTTAAAAGCAGACAGGTTTAACGACTGAGAAATTATAAGCTTATTATCTGAGTCCCTTTGCTGCTTATACCCGGTTAAAACCGTATTTAACCTGTCTATTTCTGTTAAGGAGTTTCGCTCCGAATTACAGCTCTTAGAGAGCAGCGTTATAAGTATAAAACACACCGTAATACTAAGGGCCGTAACTATATTGCTTACGTGTTTCACTTTTTGCGTTCTGACTTTTCTTTTTCCTTTGCCCTTTTTTGAACTTCTAACGCTATAGCTATAGCCTGTTGCAGAGGCTTCCCCTCTTCGATTAAGGTTTTTATATTTTCCGCTACAGCGGTATTTGTACTGCTCTCTCTTAGTGGCATAGCTCTTTTATTTGTGTTTCGATTAGTTTATTAGACTGCTCCGGAAAAACGCTTTTTAATATTCTTTTTGCGCTATTTACGTCTATTTTACCGTCCTTAACCCATTCGGATACAATTTTTATTATTCTTACGTTGCATTCCTCCTTTGTATCCGGTAGCCGTTTCATAATGCAATTATAATTAATTTACAATTCCCGTGCAGCTTTTCGGACTAAGGCCTTAATGCTTTCGTCCAATTTCTCTACGCTTTCCGCTATCATCTTAAGCATTTTATTTCTCTCTTTTTCGTCCATATTCGCTTTATTAAGCAGCAAAGATATTAAACTCGAAACAGAGGTTAAGGGCTGTCTAAGTTCGTGCGAAAGCATAAACCTAAACTCTTCTAATAGTATCTGTTGCCGCTCGTATTCGTGGTTCGTTATGGAAGTTACGTCATATAAATTTACCCCTATAAAGTGTAAAGCCCCGTTAATGCAGTATACATTCCACATTATCCACCGGGCCGCACCGCTTTTCTGTTTTGTCTTAGCGTAGAAGCGTACGCATTCGGGTTCGTGCTCGTTAGCTCTTTTAACGGCCTGTAATAACGCATCTACGTCCGAACCATCTTCTAACACGTCTTTAAACTTTCGTGGCTTTATATGCGACGTAAAGCCCTTAAAAAGCTCGTTCGACTCTACGAGTTCCCCGGAGGGTTCTGTAACTGCGTATAATATATCTAAAGAGTTATCGAGTATATAGTAGACAGACATTCTAAACGTTCCTTAAGTCCCTTATTAAAGAGCTCCAATAGTTAACGCTGTTTAGTGTATATCTGTATGCTACATAAGAGGTTAAAACCAAACTAAACACTATTCCGTAGTCGTTAAAAAGGTAGCTTTGTTCCATAGGCCTAAAGGTACTTATTTTTTCAGTATTGAATTGTATTTTTTCTGTTGGTTTAACAGGCAAATAGACGGGTTCGGGTATCGAAACAGAGACAGACTCCCTTTCTTTTATTTCCGGTTTTTCGTGCTTCATAGACGGTATAGCTATAGTACTTTCGTACGTAATATTTTCTGCCTTTACTGTGTCCGGTTGTATACACAAAGCTGTATCTATTTCCTCTGTAACGGGTTTATACGCTATAAGCTTACCGTGGTTTCTACAGTCTAAGCCCTGTAAGTGGTACATACATTGTACCGTTATATTAGTGTCGTTATCCGGTGGCCTCATCGTCTTTTTGTTTTGGTAAGTACCCTGCCGCTACCATAGCGGAAATAATTGCTGCATACACTTCTATAGAAACAAACTTAAATATTAAGGAAAACGTCGAAATAAGGACTATAACCGCTCCAAACGTGGTCCTCCAATGTTTTAAGATTACGTCTATTACGGCTTTATATTTATTAGGGTTTCTCTTCCGTTTCATATATTCAATATACGTATTTTTGTTTTATATGTTTTTAAAATATGCCTAAATACAAAGGCTATACAGTAACTTCCTCCGAAAGGGAAGGTAAGAAATATAAAGCCGTAGACGAAAACGGAAACGAAACGCATTTCGGGGCTTCCGGATATCGCATTAAACCGGGTACGCCTGCCGGGGACTCTTACTGCGCTCGTAGTGCAGGTATAGACTCTTCCAAAGGTAGCCCTAATTGGTGGGCTCGACAGTTATGGAGCTGTGAAGGTAATAAGTCGGTTTCTGAAAAACCTTTTTTTGGTTTAATCGACCTGCCTTAGTATATTTGCCCGTTCTCATATATAAGGGTTTAGGCAAACCGGACGCAGCTCTATACGGGCTGCGTTTTTTATTTATGCTTTATTTTGAGCGAGTTATATGCTCAAATAAAAATATTTTGAATTATTTTTTGATAAAGTTTGCAAAATCAAATAATGGTTGTATATTTGTCAAACAAAACAAAAGCAGCCATGAAAACAAGAAATTCAATAATCGCAGAAATCGAAGCAATCGAAAAAGGTATTTTAAATTTAAACCTCCCTTGCGACCAATACGGAAACCACGAACAAACGCCTAAGTTTATTGAATTATCAGATAAGCTCGACGAACTAATGGAGGTGCTTCATAGCTTTCCAATCTAACCAATCGAGCCGCATAACAAGCGGCTTTTTTTATTTAGAAAAATATAGGTTAGCCTCTTCCGTTCTCCGTAGCGTAAGGCCTCTTAATTCCTTTCCTCCGGCCTTATTCCACCTTAGGAATTGAGCTCGTATATTAAGGTCGTTAGGGTTAGCCTTAATAAGCTTTAATAGCGTAGATTTTTGAAAAGCTCCTACGCCCACGTTGTAGGTAAAGCTAACTAACGCATCGAATTGGTTTTGGCTTATTAAACCGGATAAAGCCCCGTTTACAGCCTTTTCGTACTTTGGAAGTATAGCTAATAGCAGGGCTGTAGCCTCTTGCATAGCACTTACGTTATCCGTGCCTAAACGGTCTCCTAACTTAACTTTTCTGCCGTCTAAATAGGTCGTGTTTCCGAAGCCAATAGTAGGCACACCTGCCGCACAGAGGTAGGCTTTAGGGCTAAAGCCCTCGAATTTTTTAAGTAAGGCAAGGCCTTTCTCAGACGTGGAATACATTACCCGTATAGTTCGACTTCGATTAAAGTCCGTGTCATTAACCCGTCTGTAAGGCTTCCGTTTGTTGAATTAAACGACTTAATCTGTAATAACATAGTAGTTGCGTTTGTAGTTCCTAACGTAGTCGAATATACAACGTGGTCTACATTGCCATTTGTTATTTTTACTACGGGGTTAGTTCCTGTAAAGTCCCAACCGCCTAAACCTGCATTTATAGTTAGCAGGTAAGTCCCTGCTGCCGTTCGAGTCCAATTATAATTCTGAGTACCGCCTATCGCTACACCGTCTAAATCTGTTTCTACAACCACTTCGGTAGGCGCATTTGTTCCGGATTGAGTAATAAAAGCGCAGTGCCTTGCCCAATAACCGGGTAAGCGTAACCAACCTTTTCTGCCTGTAACGTCTGTTCCGTAAAAATTGTTTGGGTTTAATAATGGAGCGTTAATTGTTCCAATCAAACCATCGTGACCTTGGTTATCTACGGAAAGTTGGGCATAACCTACCCTTGTTGCATTTAACCCAAGTATTGTACCTATTAAATTGCCTGTACCTTGCCCTGTGTCTACGTTTTGAATATACAAATCTCCACCCCGTAAATAAAGGTAAACAGTTTGGTTCGATGTCGCATCATAAAACGAAATTGCACTATAGCCTCCATATTCTACCCCGAGACCGATAATATCTCCATTTCCGAAGCGAAGCGTTATAACACCCCCTGCACCTTGGTCTACTTCGATGTCACCTGTAACTTGTCCCTGTCCACCGAACGCTGTTCCCCTTAAGTGAATATAAGGCAATAAGGTAGTTAAGGACGTAACTATTTCTGAAAGGTCTGTCTGTTTAGAGCTTCCGTCGGGGCTCTGAGTAGTGTCGGAAACGTCTACTACGTAGAACTTGTCGGACGGTTCGGGACTTCCTAAAAACGGGAAATTAGTAATCGGTTCGCCTGCCATATTAATTGTTTTTTTTGTAGGGTAAATATAAGCATTTAACAGTTATCGAAACAGTCTAAGGAATTTGTTACTACCTCGACATTAAAAAACACGCTAACGCAGGCGTACTCGTAGTTCCCGGGTAGGGTTTTAACGTCCTCCGAATACCCTGTAGGTACTACTTCGTAGGACATTAATTTAGCTTCGTGTTTAAACTCAGTATCTATGCCGGATATAATAAAAGTTAGCTTATTTGCTATGTAATCTACCGTATCACCTGCGTCGCATAGAGCTTTATTCCGCTTTACTACCGCGTGAGCCGTAAGCGGAAAGGTCGTTTTATACGCATATTTGCAGCCCGTTCCGCTTAAAGTCTCCGTCTTAGAAATATCTACCTTAAACGTTCTGCTCCAAAATAGGGTAGCGTCAGTCGTATCGTAGTCCGTTACACGCATAAGCTGTCCGTTACTGCTATAAGTAACCCACGCTGTAGAGGTTTCGTTAAGGGCTATCTGAGAAAGGCCGAAATAACGCGTAAACAGGTTTAAGCCGGAAATACGTTCGTTAAGTCTGTTTATTATTTTTGTAAGTAGTGTCATTCCCTTTGTATTGCGTTTTTTATCTGTTCTGCTATTTCCTCCGTAACTATGCTAATAAGGTAGTCTATTTCCTCCTTAGTGGGGTAGAAAATAGGTCCGTACTTAGCTTCTAAGCCCATTATTTTTTCCGCTTCCGTTTGGTTTATTAGTATAGAGGCCTTATTCCCGTCGGTTAGGACCTCTTCACTCACAAAGCTACCTTTTAAACGTCCTGTTAACTCGAGCGGAAGCTTTGCGCTCGTTTCTTTTTTTAGCTGTGCATAGCCCCCGGAAAAATATAACGACTGTATTTCTGTGTCTTTTTTGCCTATTTTAAACTTAGACGGGGCGTTACGCAGCTCTTTCGGGGAAATGTAAAGCTCTTCTGTAGAATATGGCTTAGTAGGGAGCTTAGAGCCTGCCGTATTTTTACCTCCTTTTGTCCCAACCCCGAAAATTCGCGCAAACATTTCTGTTTTTAGCTCCCTTACTCCGGTATAAAACGGTATAAAAGAGCTCTGCCAACTTTCGTAAAGCTCTCTTAGGTTATTATTTAGCTCTGAGGGGGTAGCCATTAAGGTAATACCGTTGCATAGATTAAATTCCTACGACAGTCCCAACATTTAGCATCGTTCGGAAGCCTAATATTACCTAATAAGGAGTTCATTTCGTCCGTGTAACGGCTTACTGCTATTTCCCGTGCCCTTAAAATTCCCGAATTAGACTCGTTATTTAGGCCGTTATTAATGCCTACTGTAGTGTTTACTCTTTGGTTAGGGCTGAAAGTTAGCGCATAGTCGTATATTTCTATAGCTGTAGCGTAAGCCAACGGTAAAGCCATTAAACCGCCTATAGAGCATAGCCATTGCTCTCTGTCACAGGAAACGTTATATGAAATAGACATACCGTACGTATGAGTGGCATTAGATACGGAGGCCACTTTTCCCGTTAAAGGGTTTAGCGTAAGTTTAATGCCGGAGGCCCTTGCATAAGGACTCGAGAAAGCCTCTTTAACTCCACCTCCACAGCTCGAGCAGCTCGAATTACCCGTTACCGTGTACTTTGGAACGGTATAAAGAGACTCATATACTATAGCTATATCTACGTCCCTGCGTTTGCCGGAGTAGCTGAATGCTATATATTGGTCCGTGTTTAATTCGCTATAATTTAGCGTTTGGAGCAGTTCTCCCGTGTTTAAATTGAAAAAGTATATTAGGATATCGGAGGGGCTGTCAGACTCTATTAAAAGCTCTGAAACGAATATTTTAATAAAAGAGGTTTCATTCGGGGTTATTCTCAGCTTTATTCCTGTGTAGTTACCTGCACCTAAAGCCGGGTAACTCGTTTGGTTCGTGGACCGCTGTCCTATACGTCTACCCTCTATAAGAGTGTCCGACTTCATATTACCCGAAAGGCTTTTTAATACGTCTGTAGATACTTTGCGCCACGCAAGGTTTCTCCTTTCCGCGAAAAGGTCCTTTCCGCTTACGTATTGGTCCGTAATAAGATTTGCCAAAAAGGTATTACTAATACCGAGTTCGTCGATATAAAGCCCTGTAATAGGCTCTTCTAATAAACAGTCCTTTAGCCCTATTAGTTTTTCTGAGCACATAGCTTTTTTTCGTAAAGGTATAAAAAAAGGGGGCTAAACTTAGCCCCCCTCCGTGGTAATTTCTATACCCCCTTGGCTCAATATCCTTTCCCCGTTTTCCTGTAGGATAGGAATTGAGCCCGTTACGGGTTTACGATAGAAACGCAGTTAACGTAGTTAATACCTGCGAAACGGTCGGAAGCCTCGTATAGGTCGGTAGGTAGAGCTGCAAATAAGCCCGTAGCCGTTACAATAATGGAAAGGTTACCGCAGTCATCTTTCATAGTGAGGTCTACAGGTAGGCCCGACGGGGTGAAAGCAATAGTGCGTGAGTAGCCGTTACCCGTATTGAAGTTAAACCCGGAGTTCCAATCTGCAAGGTTATATGATAGCCATTGCATAGCTCCCGGAGTAGAAACTAATACGTTATTTTGTGACTCAAAAGCCTGTGCTATACGGTAGTCGTATGCGAAAGCAAAGCCGTTCTGTGCGCTAATAGCCGCAAGGTCGAGCCCGTACTGAGTACAACAGCCTGCCTGTACCGCATTAACATAACGCTGCATTTCAGCCCCTCCGAATGCAATAGGTGCGCCCGGGTAGTTTGCCATACGGGTAGCCTGTAACACGTCTGCCATAGCAAACTCATTAAGAGCCTGTCCACCTGTTTGACGGGTAGCAATTTCGAGGCAGTTTGCCGTTACGTCATAAAAGGAGCTTACTTCTGTACCCCACGAACCAATAGAAAGGACGGCCTGTGACGCGGCTGCGCTTGCGACTGCACGTTCTACAACGTCCATTAGATACATTACGCGCTCTAATACATATACGCTATTATCTTGGCAGTGACGCGCAATATCTGTAGCGGAAATTTTCTGCGAAGCTTGGTAAGTGTCCTCCGTCGTTAGGTCATACGTGGTCACTACGTCTCCGTAGGTGTTTTCTGAACTACAGGTTAAAATGTCCGCGCCTGCCGTTACTTCTGACTCCGGTAAACGCTGTGCCCAACGGGCTTCCATACGCTGCAATTTGCCGCGTCCGGGGCTTACATATGTCGTAACAGGTCGACGGTTTTGAGCACTTAATAAGAACTCTAAAAAAGGTAGCTGCTCACGCTGTCCTGTGGCAATAAAGGCCTCTGAAAGCGGAGCTTGAATATTCGGGCATTCCGATAGTATACGTGAAATTGACATAGTCGTTAAAATTGTGAGTTTAGAGGTGTTTTAAGGCCACTTCTTTCAACCTACCACCGGAATAAGCTTCCGGGCCGCTACTATGCAAAGAGGCCGCTAATATCGAAAATAATATTGACAAAAAAAAAATGCCGGGTATTATCCGGCATTTATTAAGCTTTATATAGGGCGGTTTATTAATAGTACCACGAATTATACTGAGCTTCTCCGCTCCATTTTCTCATATAGTAGAAAGACTCCGGGTTAGATAAACGGCCCTTTTCATATACCCGTAGGGTGAAGCTGTCCCCATTCGGAAGCACGTTGCTTAAGTCGGCCGTTACATTGCAGGCCATACCGTGAGAGTATTCGCTACCTTTTACAGTAGTTAAGCCTATTTCCACTATAGAGATAGTTTTAGCAGTTACTTTCACTACTTTGTAGTAGTTTACATTTGTCTGCTCATACCCCCACGTATTAACTATTACGTCCCCTATTTGGTAGAAATCTGCCGCGTTAACGCCTTTGTTGGCCTCCGCTTTAGCAGCGCGTTTTATCTCTCTGTATTCAGCTACAGATTTAGCATTGTTAATATACGCGTTAGCTTGCTGCTCTGCACGTTCTAACGTGGTGAATTTGTAGTGGTATATAACCTTATATGGCATATATCGTGCTTTAGGGGTTTCCTGTACGAATTTAACTGAGTACGGGTAGCTCTTTGCGTCGATAGCGTTAGAGCGTTCGTGAATAGTTGCGATAAATTTACCGAACTGAATTGTTTTGATTGCTTGAGTTTCCATAGTGCTTAGAGTTTTTGTGTTTTTTCGTTTGTTTTGATATGCAAATATAGAAAGAGTTTTTGATTTTGCAAACTCTTTCAAAAGAAAAACACGTTTTTTTTATAAATTATTTTCTAAGTGCTTTATTATGAGCATTTTATTTTTGCCCTCTGTGGTGTTCGTCTATAATATAAGCCCATAATAACGCTATAGTGGTCGTTATTAATATTAGTAATAAGTATGTCTGTATCATATGCTAATATAATAAAACAGGTTTAATGCAAAAAGGGGGCGAAAGCCCCCCGGTTTATTGGTTTATTACTCACTTACCTGCTTATTAGGCTTAAGGCCTCTTCTGTTGGAAAGAAATTGTTTCGGTCGTATGAGCTATCTATTTCCTTTAAGTACTCGTCATCGAAACCGTCGTAGACTAAGCCCTTTTTTATAAGAGAGCCTATTAACCCTTTTTCCGTTGGGGTTAGTTCGGAGGTATAGCATAGGTTGTTATTTTCGTCGTATTCCGACACTATGCGCTGTAGCATTAAAAGCTCCAAAAATGTTAAGTAAGTTGTTTTCATATTTAAGTGTATTAGAAGTTTAAAAGAGAGAAAAGAAAGGGGGGGGGTAGGTTCGCCCCCCTTAAAAACGGTTTATTATAGTTTTGTAAATATGCTGCCAAAGGTTTTAGAGCGTGTACGCATATAGTTTTTTGCGTCCGGAGTACTTCCGTCTATGTAGTGACGTTCCCCGTTTGAAAAGTATACTCCGTATGTACTTATTTCTAATAGGTCGTTTTGCAAAGGTTCAATAGAAGCCTGTCCTACGCCTCCGTTGCTTAACATCGAACTATACCCGAATGATTTTAGGAAGCGAATGCCGGAAGGTAGAGTATACACTACATACATTCTGTCGTAGTCATATGCTCCGCTCATACCCTTTTCAGATACGTAGAATTCTACCTCTGAATACTGTAGCATTCTGTCTACGTTTTTTTGCCAAAGGCTGTTGTTATACCCGTTCATTCTGTGGTCTCTTACCTGTTGCGCTGTGAGTTGTTTTACTGTTGCTTTCATTTTGAGTTTTTTTTTTGTGTTTTGAGATATGCAAATGTACACCTCTTTTTTGGTTTTGCAAACTTTTTCAAAAAAAAAATGAAAAAAAACTTATAACGCTCTGATTTACAGGCGCATTATTTGAAGTTGTCCAATAAAGCAAAGTTTACAGCCTTTAGCCGTGCGTAATCGTCGTTCGTATCTATAGGCCTTTCCGGTGGAACAGCGGCCCGGTTAGGATATACTACAACGTTTTTTAGATTATACTGCTCTATTAGGTAATCTGTGCGACCTCCATAGGAGGCGGTAAGCGTTAAGTTTGGCGGTATAGCTCCTAAACGTGCTACCCAATAAGTTAAGCTCTTAGTATAGGCCCATATTTCTATATGAGGGTTTCGTAAAGCCACATTAAGCCAAAGGTCGAAATACGCTTGGTTAAAAAAGTCCCCTGCCGCGTGTATGCGTATGGCTTTACAGTCGGGAGGTATTCTCGAAATTTTATTATTTCGTACTAATTCAAAGTTTTTCCACCTGTGCTCTCTTACTCCGGGGAAGCGTTCCGGGTTCGCGGCATAGCATCTATATATACCGTCCTGTACGCTAAACTTACCCGTATGCCTGTCTACGGATACTTTACACTCTTTAGCAAAGGGACAGGTAGAGCCCGTGGGTAAGTTCCATTCGTATACTATACCCCTATAATAGGAAGTATTTTTAACGAAACCCACTTATTTAGTACCGCCTTTGCCCTTGCCTCCGCAATTACAACCCCCGAAACTTACTACGTTTTTCATATCGAGCTTTTTAGGAAAAGGCCGTAGCTATGGAACTACGGCCCTTATATATAGATTAAACTCAAAGCGAAGCAAAGATAAAAAACCTATTTGATATGTCCAAAAAACGCAGGGTTAATACCCTTTCTTTTTTGCTCTTCCGCATTATCTAAAGGGGCGTTAATACCTCCGGGAGTACTATGCGTATACTTTCTGCCTGCTCCCGGGTTTTTCTGCAATAGGTCCTGTTTAGCCGCTTCTGCCGCTATAATTTCCCCTATAGTCATATACAGGTTCGCCTTTTCCTTTGATTTAATAGGCTGTAAAGAGCTTCGTTCCTTTACTACAGGCGTACCGTCATCCTCTAAGTCGAAAACATATTTTTCGGTTAATTCAGACTTAAAGCCTTTTAGGGTTAATGCGTTAACAGAGGGGTCAAGTCTTACCGCCTGTAGCTCCTTTTCGAATATAGACTCTATCTTAGAGCGTTTAGAGCTTTCTTTTACCTCTGTTTTGTAGGCTTCGAATTGGCTTAATGCTTCCTGTCGGGAGCTTTCTGTATCCGTAAGCTTCCGCTCTAAAGACTTAACCTTTTTCTCCCAATCCTTTATTAACTCGGAAGTGCCCTCCTGTGAACTTTTCTTTTCCCATTCCTCTTTCTGCTTATCATATTCCCCACGTACCCTGTCGAAGCCCATACGTAATATGTCCTCTACTTTTTTGTCCTTAAGCTCGTCCTCTGTAATAGGTACGCCTAACGACTCATAGCCTTTTTTGGCTACGTTTAAAACAGTTCCGGTTATCTTACCTACCTGCCGGGAAAGCTCTTTAGACTCTACGTAAAGCTGTTCAAATTTCTCTTTAGCTTTTTCTACGTCCTCTTCTTCGTGCAGGTTTATGAACTTCACTAAGTCCATTGCCTGTTCCGGTGTTATTGCCATATTCGAATTTAATTGGTTGCAGTATTAAAGGTTTACCGCCCTTTTTAAGGGCTACAGCTTCTAAGCTTTTATTAAGGCGCACTATGCGCCCGTCGGGCAAAACATAAACCATAATGCAAATATAATACTATTAGTTTACGAAACCAAATTAATACAATCTTTAACCACGGTCGTTAGTACGAATTGTATTAGCTCCGGACAGAAATTCGTTGTAACAAACGTCTAAACGAATTCTATTAATGCTCTAATAGAATGTCGGAGTTTTCGTCGTAACTGTTTTTCAAATGAATAGCGGCAAAAATCGGACAGAAATAACGTCCTCTGAAACCCTTGCTAATAGCGGGAAACGCACATCACGACCTCTTCCATATATACACTTGCGACATACACCAAAGTTCGTCTAAAGGGCTGTAATAGCCTTATAAAGCTTTGCCATAAATTACGTCAAACGCGGTCGTAATTTCCGTCTATTAGGTGTAGCCCTCCGATTTCGCCCGTTGCTTTACCTCCGGAGGCACTCTACTTTCGTTAACAGGCATTAGGTAGTGACGGCAATTATACCCCCCTACAAAAGTGAATATAGTTTTAATATCCGTTTCCGGAATTCGCCCATTCCACGTACCGTCTTTTATGTCATCTATACCTGCACTATTTTTGCCCTGTCCCCACATTTCTATTTCTTTTTTATGGAAGTACTTACCTTCCCTGTGTTGGCAGAATTCACGCGTAGTTGGTATTTCCCCTCCTAAATACCTATACCACTCTATACCTATTTCGTCGTTTACTGCCGCGCTAAAGCTTCTATCCGCTATAGCTTGCGCTGTTAATGCAGTAGTTTTTATATTAGCTAATAGCCGCCCCTCTGTAGTGTCTGTCCCTGTAATAGTGGCTCTTAGCGAATTTATTGCCTCTCTTAAAGGAGCACGGGCCGAAACGTTAGCTGTTAACTGCTCTAAGAAAGGTAGCGAAACCCTTTGCCTTAAACCGCTGCCGAAAAACGACGAAAGCGCATTCTGTTTCGATAACTCGAAAAGCTGCTTTTGTGCGTTAGACGGTTCGAAACCTGCCTGTATTTTTTGGGCTATTTCTGTGGTTAGGTTTACCCCTTCGTCCATACTTTTAAGGAAAGACTCTACGGCCTTATAATATTCTCCGGTCGCAAGGGACTTATTAAGCTCTTCGGCTATTTGCGATATACGCCTTACGTTATTATCGGACTGTATTATATTCCCTTCGGAGTCCGTCTCCATTTCTAAAAGGAGGGGCTCTATGCTACGCCACGCGGAAGCTTGCGCCTTTTCTGCCGCTGTAGCCATTTTTTCGGGAACTTTCTCGAATAGCTCTACTTTTTTGCGTACGAGTTCGTCAAACGAGGCCATTAGTCATACCGCTTATTAAGGCCTGTTGGGCTTCCTGTATAGGGTCAAGCTTAACCCGTACTTTTTCCGCTGCTTTCTCCCTTAATAAAACTACCTGTTCCTCTATTGGAAGCTCCAAAAATTCAGAGGCCGCCTCTGTTGGCTCGAATGTACGTATAAGCTCCATTATTAGCTGTGGAGCACTAAAGTGGAGCACGTCCTGCCATTTCTCTACTGTGCCATTAGCTACGCGTAAAGCTATGTCTGCCGCTGACATTAATAGGAGTTCGTCTGCCGACAGAATTAAGTCGTATATACGAGTGGTCTCCCTGTCTGTGTAATAAACAGACTTCATATAGTTGTATAGATTACCATATGTAACGCTTGGAGGCACTCCGGCCTTAATGCCTAAACTTACCATTTCGAGGTAGTCCGTAGGGGTATTAACGTCGAATGTAGTAGGGTAAACAAGCGTAAAGCCACCGAAGTACTCTTTATAGCGTATTAAGCCTATAGTTTGAAGTATAAATTCGTATAGTCCGAAAAGTTCGTCCGAAATAGGCTTTAAGAACGCGTGTAACGCTCTTAATTTATTCATACTACCTGTGGCAGTACCCGACTCCTCGAAAGTTACTGTAGTGTCGGAATTAGGCAGGTGTAATATGTCTTTGGCCCGTGAATAGTTCCGGTCTATTTCCTGTCTTAAAAAATTTAAGGTTTCCATAGACGGACTAACGAACTTCATATATTCTCCACTTAACCCGGAGTCCCCTTCCGAAGTCATTGTTTTAGGTCGTACCAACAGCTTTCCCGAGGGGGAAATTCGCTCCTTTACGCCTAAACCGCTACAGGAAGGGCACGTATTATAAAGCCCTGTATTAAGGTCAAATAGCTGTCCATTATCGCAGCTCTGTCCCTCTTTCGAAGTAAACGTGCATACTTCCCCTAACGCTATCATATAGGGAAATGCGCTCGTAGCTTTTGATATTTTTAAATAGCTTTCGTCGAGTAGAACTTGGTCCAACAGGGGAACTGCCGTTATATACGGGCTCTGATAGTTTAAACTGTCTTTTATTAATATCGGAGTCCCCTTAAGCTTTTGGCAAGGAACGTAGCCTAAATCGTGCTCATAGTAAACCTCCGGAGCGGAAAAAAGCATATCCGTTTTTTTGCCATACTGAGAAATCTTATAAATATATTTCGAGTCGTACAGCTTTAACACTATGCCGGAGCGTTCCTGTTTAAGGCCTGTATTTACTATACTTTTCTCCGGGGTTATAACGAGATAGTATTCGTCTAATTCCTGTCCTACTATGTCTTTACATTGGTAGTAAACCGGGTACGGTTTAACCATAGCGTTACCTTCTACTATTTCCCCCTCTTCTGTCTCTTCCAAAAACTCTAAGTCGTAAGGCTCTATAGCTATAATGCCTGCCGCGTCCTGTAGCTTAATAGAGGGCACTATTGACTTCATAAAATGCTCTATACTTCCATATACAGGAATTTCGTAGTTTACATACCTCTCGAATGGCTCTTTAGCATAACGTTCCGCATCGAGTTCCTGTTTATAGTTTATGCTCCAATTTTGGTCCGCAAAGCTTCTTGTTATAGTTGCTTTAGCTTCCTCGAATACAGGCAGGGTAGTAGGCCTATAATTCGCTTTAATATATTCTGCCTGCCTTTCGTCTTGGTTCGGGCTGCGTACTGCAAAAAGTCGCTCCGGGTATATGTCGGGCCGCGTATGAGGCACTATTGCATCGTAGCTCTTAGCCGAAAAATTGTACCCTGTCCAATATTCCGGGTACTGCTCTACGTTATCTTTTTTTTTGGAAATAGGGTTAATAACAGCTCTGTCGTTTTGCATTTTCCACCCCGTAAGGCTATTCTTAAACTGAGCTACTATTTGCTGTATTTTATCCGGAGTTAGTTCCATTACCGTTTATTAGCGTGTTTGTGCATTATAATTCGACGGATAAACGTAATATGCCTACCGCCCTCCGACTCTTTCAGTTTTTTTAATAGCCTGTCGGCCCAATCTACATAAAAGTTATGCGTATGGCCCTGCCCCCCGTAATACGTAAATAGGTAATACTGTTTTATTATTTGGTCGTAGGTATACCCTGCCTTTACGCTAAAAAACATAGGCTCTCTCTGTAGCTGCGTTAAATCTATTTCCGGGTTATACTCGAGTAGGCTTAATGCCGCATTAAAATAAAGTTCGTCGGGCTGTCCTCCACCCCACTTAAATTTAAGTTTATTAATCGGAAGGGGCTTTTTTAAAAACAATTTTTTAGCCGTCTTAAAAATATCTTTTGCTATAGCACCCTTTTTAATAAAAATAAGACTGCTATTTATAGCGTAAAGAGGCAGCCGTTCGGAAATTCCGAACTGTTCATAAACATCGTTAGGGTTGGCCCATACCATTTCATTCCACACCTTACCACTTCCGGGTTGGTACGTGCCTGCCATTAAGGTGTAAAAATCGTGTTTAAGGCCCATTAGAGACTCTATAAGGCCGCTTATATCGTTTAGGGCTATTGTGTCTACGTCTAAGTACAAAGTGTTCTCATATGGCAGCAAATCATACATAGAGAGCTTTAGTAGGCAGGGCTCTATCTTTCCGTCTACCTTAAAGTACTTTTCGCTTAGAGCTTTAGTCTTTACTCCCGTGGCTACTTCGTTTATAAAGCGGTTGCATAGCTCCACGTTATCCGTGTATATAGTTATACTACCGGAATACCCATACTTACGAAGCGTATATATTAAATTATATGCGGCCTCTATGTATGCCTGTTTGCCATAGGCAAAAAGGAGCACCCCACTACTTTGTGAGGCCTCCTTTTGTTTAGGTGTCTGTTCGAGTTCCATTAGTTAAAAATACCTGCCGGGGCTGCGTATTGGTACGGTATTTCTTTGTCACGCCACGAAAGCGTTACCTCATACCGTTGCAATTCGTTGTTCTGCTCCGGTAATATGAAGTTCGCACTAACCGTAATACCTTGGTTCGGATTAATATAAAGAGTTGTGTTGGAGTCGCATAGATACGCTAAAACCCACGCAATTTTCTTTTTATTAAGGTCGTTCCAAAATAAGTTCGTTCCACCTGTAACGTTAGCATCAAACAGAGTTGCTGTCCTATCTTCGTTAATACGGATAGAAGTACCACAGCCTACCGGGCTGTCTACAGTTACGGGCGAACCTGCCGGAATAGAAAAGCGCACGTTTTCGATTAACTTAGCCTGTCCGGCTAATAATAACGCTGCTATCTCTTCTTCATCTTCCGGGTTAACTAAGGTCGAACCGCATTGCCCTACTATAACCGCAGGGCTACCTCCGAGCTTATATTCGTCGCACGTTACTAATACGTGGTCGAGCAGGGAGCTTTCGCAATAAGATGTACAAGCCATTTTATTAAATTAAAATTGAATTACCGTCGCGTAAAGGCCGTTACGGATACACCTACCTACTCTTTGCGACGTTAAAAGTAAAAACTTTTTTTCAATTTTGGTAATAAATATTATTACCCCCTTCGGTTATAATGCGCTCCGAACTTTGTGTTAATAAAAAGGGTTCGTCTACATTGCTTAAGATAGACGGTAAACAGGACGCATCGGAGGCCGCGCATACTGTCTTTCGTATTTTATCGTCCTGTTTATACAGGTCTATATCTAACGCCCCGTAATCGTCCGCATCGTCGTACTGTACTTCCGGAAATTTATCGGAGGCAGGCACGTATATTACACCGTTTACATACGTTTTATCGAAGTAAAAAACTACACTAAGGAAATCTAATACATACTCCGGAAGCCGTCCGAAATTAAACCTCCACCTCTTTTTCCGGTCCGCATATGTAGTTTGATAACGACCGGACGCATAACGAAATATATCTAAGTCCACGTCGTATTGAGGGTGGAAGCGTCTACCTGCCAAACGTATACCCGGCAAAAAGGACGTGTTATTAAAATACATTCCTAATTGGTCCTCCGCATTACAGCCCTCTATCTTAAAAAATTCGCATTCGTTATCGAAGTCTCCAATATTTAAAACGTCGCTAAAGTGGTCATAAGTAGCCGTTTCCTGTGTAGCCCTTATCTGAACGTATGATATTTCTACGCAGGCAGGCCCTAACGTACTAACAAATGCTATTGTTAACGTGCCGCTACAAGTTGGGGTGAAAGTTCCCGTTAATGTACCTGTCCCTGTTATAGGCGAACTGCTATATATACAGGGAAAGTCATTCACTCTAAATATTAAGTCCCCGTTACCCTCTCCGAATTGGTATTCTACCTCTATTGTATAGCTATATGTAACGCCCTCACAAACGTCTATTGCGGACTGTAATATAGCCATACCGCTCTCTTCGTTAGAAGAGCAAAGCGTTACGAGGTTGCAGTCTATTGTAACGCTTGCGAATTCGTCGGTCGTTATGTCGGTCCAAAATGGAACTCCACCTCTGTCGCAATTAAAAAACGGGTTCGGTATAAAGTACTGTCCACAGGTATTCGTACAGTAGTCCGCTATTCCTAACCTATAGCAGCCTGCCTCTATTGTTAACTCAGAGACATTAAAGCCAACGGTCATAATATTATCCGTCCTCGTTATAGTCGGGTAAATAGTTTCTATAGTTTCGAGAGTTGTCGCATCTACGAGACCTATAAACAGGCCTCCGATAGGTATACCCTCTACCGCTGTAATAGTGAAAGAGCCTCTAAAGTTGTTGGGGTTTCCACCTGCTCCTATTAAATAAGTTCCGGTATTAAAATAGTAGTTAGGGAAGTATATTTCATAAACGCCTACAGCGGTAATATTATATACAGAATAGCCGTCTATGATAGGTAGAGTACCCTGTTGTATGTCGCTTACCGTTACAGTTATCTTTATTACGTCGTATTGCATAAACGCAGCAAAGCTCCATAATATACCCCACGAATTAGAGATATTGTACTTATCGACGGTAAAGCCGTTGTAAATTACGTCGTTAGAGAATATAGGCTCTTCCCCTCCGTAAAGCGGCCTACCGCAAGGGAGGGCCTTAAACTGCATAAATATTTCGTCATCAAAGTCTACGAGCTGACTATAGCCCCCGTTAGTACAGGAACAGTCTACGCTTAATTCCGCTTCCGGACGGTATATTATGGGTTGGTTGGGTATAGATAAATAGCCCCGGCTCATACTATTAGTTTTTTAGAACGTAATTCAAAGGTAGCGTTTTGGCGCACAATAGACTCTATTTGTATCTGTTTTATATAGGTGTCTATATTAGCTATAGCGTTAGGCTTATTTCCGAGACCTATAGGAGCACTTGTATTCGAAAGTATACTTTCTATCTCAGACATTTTTAAAGGCCGTTTAAAGCGGTATAATACGTTTAATATATCGTTCGGATTAACGGGCTGTAGCTCTACGTCCGCATATGGCACTCCCGAACCTATAAACTCAGTATAGTCGGTATTTACGCCTACCGTTACAGACGGTATTATATCCTGTTGGTACGCGGTATATAGGCCTGCATTCTGAGTTTTAACGAGTATATCTACTCTTATTAAGTCTCCTTGGTTGCAGCTAAATGTAACGGAGTCGTTTATGTTTATTACGGTATTAAAACCCACGTCGTTTATTATACCCGTATCATAGTCGGCTAATAAGTTCTCGTTAGAGTCGTAGTGCTTTAACCGCAAAATAGACCGACGGCCTACGGCCTCATTTATACCGTCCAAAGTAACTCCATACTGAAAGGTGTATACGCCTGCGTAGGGAACTACGTACGTATCTACGTTGTTATAGTTACCGTTTACGTTTACGAGTATTTGGTCGAACCTTAAAAACGTCCCGGTATATTGCAGGTAGGAAGTAAAGGAAGCTAATATTATATCGAATGTCTGTGCAGGGAAGCCGTCGTACCTTGCGTTAAACGGGGTATCTGCCGGGTTAAAGCCCTGTAAGTACTGAAACAAAGAGTTAGGGTAGCCCCCTATCCAATTCGCTGCCACCTGTGCATTTATTAGGTTGCCGTTATACACGTTACTCCCGTCTCCCAAAGGGTCATACTTAAGAGCTTTAGCAGAGGTAATGGCTGCCCCTGCATTAATACAGGCCGAAATAATTATAGCGGCCGTATCGTGCGACTCGTTGCCGTGTACTAATATATCCTCTATAGTATTCGAGTCGAATATTATCTCTGTAGTTTCGAGGTCTAATTGCCTCTCTGTATTACACGTACCTAATAGACCGAACGACTCCGTTCTAAAGCCCCGGAAAGGTGTCTGTAGAAACGTGCAGGGGGTATTACCGTCGTTACATTCGAATTTCTCTAACATTGGACTCGAGCCGAATTTCATAGAAGCTATAAGCTGCTCCCTGTCATATAGCATCTCTACACCGCTTTGGTCGTAAAGCTCCGCGCTTCTATTCTGTTGAAAGAAATAGTCTGCCTGCTCTATTCGTAATAGTGGCCTGCCGTTAGACTGCTTATAGAAGCCCATACCGAGTCTTAGCTTACGGTTTAATGCCGTAAACAGGGACTCGAAAGTTAGGTTTACGTGTAACGCGGCATTAGTCCTAACGGTATTCCCGGACGTTATAACTAAGGTTTTTCGTTCGTCCGGACATTGGAAGTTTCCTCCACCCCACGGCCTTATTATTTTAAAATAGTCGCTTTCGAAGTCTACTAAGTTATCCGACATACAAGCGACTAAATGCTTAAACGCGTCGTATACAGTAATAGCTGAACGCAGGGCCTCGTAACTTCCCGTAGAGGGAACAAATAAAGCAGTTCCTATAGTTGTAGGAGGCGTTACCGGGAACAGGTTTTTTGTTATATTACTGTCGTTATAGAAGGGTATAGTTTTATTATTATTTATCTTAGTAGAAAACGTATCATCGTACAGGTTGGTCCGCACTATACACTTATCTAAATCGAACTTGCATTCTGTAATAATAATATACCCGTCTACGAGTTTTTTCCACCCCTCTTTACACTCGTATAAAACCGTGGTCCTTACAAGTTCGCAAAAGTCCCCCTGTTGAATTTTCGCGTATAGATAGTCGAAAACGTCCCCTCCGAAAACAAGCTCATTCTCGAAGCTTATTACCCGGGTATTAATCGAAGCCTCCTCCGTAATATTAACGCCAAAGTCCTCCGGGTTTAAGGGCTGTCCCCTATCTACGTCGTTTAATAAAAACTTAATACTTACTGCCATTGGTTTCGACTGTCTTTTATTACGGTTACCTTCCGCTGCACAAAGTTATTTAGGTCGCTTCTAAGGCCCTTAATTTGCTTCTCCATACCTCGACTATTCAGAGTAGCATTAACTTTTATGTCACGCTCTCTTTTCGCGTTTAATGCATAGCTAACTATAGACGGCTTAATATACTTTTCAGTTATAAGATTTTTATAGCTTAAGCCGGAGGTGTTAATAGCTTCTATTTCTTTAGCATATTTGGAGGCTGCGCTCTTTTTTATTACGTATTCCCCTCCCTCTAATTCGGCTGCGACTCCACCCCCTTCGTGGGAAGCTCCCTTTACCCAACCCCCTTTCTTAAATTTCGGTATAGGTTGGGCCGCTATAGCGGCTATTTGTGCAGCTCCTGTTATGCCTGCTATGGCTATTAATGCCGGGTTAGGAATTGCTTTAGCTATACCGGAAGCCGTATTAACTATAGCTTGGAATAGAGCCAAAGCTTTATCCGCTTTCGCCTGCCGGGTTTTTTCCTGTGCTACGAGTCGGGCTGTCCGAAAGTTTGCCGCGTCAATTAACCGCTGCTTTTCGACATATGTTTTGCCGGAGTTATTAATACCCTCTATTTCAGCTGCATTTTGTTCCTGTAGCTTTAATATATAGTTTTCCGTTAATTGCTTCTGTACGTCGTTTAGTGCGTTAAGAGTACTTACTACCTGTTGCGAATAGTCTACTATTTGGTCTATAGTATTTTTAATATTCTCTACTCGTATCTCTTTAATATTAGCCTCGAGTTCTGCGTTAATGCGCTCTACGTTGGCTCTGTACTCTTCCGTATCTCCTAACCTCTTAAGTAGTTCCTTTTTCTCGTTTTCACTAACTAAGGTGGCCTCACTTATTCGGTCCTTTACCGTGTCCTTACCCTGTGCTTTTAAGGTAGCTATTTTTTGCAGTTCGATATTGTTTCGCTTTATTTGTTCGTCTATCGTAAGCTGTGTAATATCTTTCTGAAGCTGTGCGTTTATTAGGAGTATCTGTGCGGCTTTCTCCTTTTCGCTTAATGTACTGTTCTGTATATCTAACTTCCGGAGGTCGGCCCGGGCCTGTAATAGCTCCGTATCATTTTTAAGGGTAGCTCCGTTTACAACCTGCTCCAATTCTATACGTTTCTCTATTAGACGAAGGCCCTCCGCTTCTGCTTTATTAGATATATCTTTTCTTTTCTGTGCGAACTCCAAACGTATACGCTCTAACTCTACCTCTCTTTCTGCCGTGTCTTTTATTAACGCGGCTTTTGCATTAGCTATCTCTTCCTCTTTTTGGAGCACAGATAGACTATTCTCGAGTATTGCGTTATTAGCGGTTTCGGCATTTTTAACCCTCTGTAATTCAATATTCGCCTGCTTTACTACTTCCCCTTTTCGCAGCTCTTCTATTTTCTGTTGCAGCTCTGCCTCTATTAAGGCTATTTGTGAGTTTGCTAAAGCCCTGTTTTCGGTGGCGTTTTGTGCGCTTTTTTTATTTAGTTCGGCCTCTTTTTCAGCTATTTTTATTTGGTTCTCTAAGTTAATGCCGTCGTTTATTTGGGCCGTTTTAAGTACGTTTAGCTGTATGCGTATCCGCTCTTCCGCTAATTTCTTTGCGTTATCGTTTATTTCTTTAGCTTTAGCTTTGGCGTTATCCGCTTCTATTTTGTCGAACTTTTTATTTATAGAAGCTTCCGCGTCACGGCCTGCACTTAATAAGTCGGCCCGTTGCTTAGTCTGCTTTTCTAATTCCTTTTTAACATTAGCGGCCTGCTTTTTTAGCTCTTCGTTTTCTTTGGTTAGCCTTGCCGCGGTAAGTGGAGCGGACTCCCTCGTAGACCTGCTCGCGGCCTCTGCCGCTGCTCTATTATTTTCTATTGTGGCCGTAAGTTGTTCGTATGATTTTTGCGTAGCTAATATGCCTTTAGTGGCCTCGAGGTTTCCTTTCTTTGTTTCGTCTGCAACCTTCTTAACTGCCGCTTCCCTGTCCGCTTGCGCTTGACTAATTTCCCCGGAGGCTACTCTAAAGTCCGTGTCCGCATCTTTCTGTATTTCCCGTAGAGTTTTAATGCTTTCCCCTACGGTAGCTATAGCCTCTTTAGAATTTTTTAAAGTTTGGTTGTAACGCTCTGTCGCGCTTACAGCCCCCTGCATACGTTCGATTAATAAGGACACTCCTAATATTAGGAGGCCTATTCCGGTAGTGGCTAACGCGGCCTTAAATATATTTAGCTGTACAGAGGTGAATTGGATAGTACGCCCGAATATAGTGTAGGTTGTAGCGGACTGTCTAACGGAGGCTTCATTAACCTTTAAAAGGAAGTTCTCTATGGCTATTTTTGCAGCGGACTGCCCCCTTACAAAGGTCGCTAATTGCTGCACTCCCTGTAATAAAGCTATAGCCCCCTGTGTTTTAGCTATTGTTTTTTGCAGCTCTTCGTTCTCAGTTCCGAATAATGCAGCCGCCCCCTGTACTACTGCAAAAGCCCCGGCTAATTGCTGCACAGCGTCAACCGCTGCATCGAATTTAAAAGTGTCCGAAGCTAATACCGTTACACGCTCGTTTAGGTCTCCTACCCGGTCTCTTAGGTTCGCTGTCTTTAGTAATAGTTGGTTAAAAGCTTCCGTCCCCTCTAAGCCTGCGTCCTCTAATTTCTGTAGCTCTACTGTAGCCGCTTTAAGCTGTTGCTTTAAGGAGGCCGCTTTACCCGTGCCCGTTCCGAATTCGTCGTTAAGTTTTTTCTGTGCTTTCTGCGTTTCTAATAGCCTGCTTTTTAACCGTGCCTGTTCGACTTGGTTCTCCTTGTATGACTTGGAGGCAAGTTGGCCCGTGGCTATTAGCTGTACCTCTTCCTTTTGCAGTTTATCTAACGAGGCCGTTAGTTTATCGGACTCTGTAGTGAGGTTTTTTAATGCAGCGTTAACCTGCTGCGAACCGAATGCAGCCCCTAAGGCCTTTCCGGCTTCATTAAAGCCCTCTTTTATTTTGCCTGCTCCGTCTTTCGCTATTTTAACCGCTGAGTCGGTAGAGGCCTTTATATTGTTAATTCCCTGCTCGAGGTTGGAGGTTTCCGCTTCGAAGGTTATTAGGACGTTCGCTGCCACTATTATTAGCTTTTAAGTACGACGCTAATTTAATAATAAATAGCTCTATATCCCCGTTTATTAATTCTTTGTAGTCCACTACGCTTCCTTCGCATATGGCTAACGCCTGCTCCATTATTGTGTCTTTTGCTCTTTTCGCCCTGTAGCCCGGTGAATATTCAACAGGGTTAACGAGTCGTGTAGCTGCCGTTGGAGTAATATATTGTGCTCCCATAATGTCTGCATATCGCTTGGAGACATACTCATTAACGGTCTTAGCGGCTCTATATCCGCACTCATAAAAAAATCGTGTGCCCCTCCGTCGCACATTGCCTCGAAAGTAGTAAGCTTTTCACGGTGTATGTCCGGGTTAATAACTGTAGGCTCTTCCCCCTCCCTTATAATAAAAGTTGCAGCAAGGTTTAGCAGTATATCCTTATGTATAACGGTATCCTGTCGCTCTCTTATAATATGCACGTACATAGCTACACGGGCCGCGTTTTTGGGGTTCGAGAGGCCTAATGCTATATCCTTTTCCATTTCGGTTAATATCGACTCCATTTCTTTACCGGATAGGCCGCTACCCAACCGCTCTAAGAGGGCCATTACCATAGCGAACCGCTCTAATGGGAGGTTGGACTCTTTAGGATATTTGTAATAACGAATACCGTCTTTTGTGAATATATGTATTAAGCTGTGTTTAGGGAGGTTTTTTTTAACCCACCTATGTTTCTTAATTAAACGGGTAAAGTGTCGAAGCATATAGTTTCTCGTTTATTTCCTCTATAGACTCTATAACTATAAAACTGTCCCCGGACCGCATATTAACCTCCGTGCCTTCCCGGTTGGTAGTCATATAGTCTATGGCATTAACCATAACGCATACGGGTAAATAGCCTACCCTTTTCCTAAGTTGGTTTCTTAACTCCGGGCACGTTACACCCTCCGGGCTTTCGTACTCTATAGCTGTTAAAGTAATATTCATTACCAAAATTTAGCAGGGCACTCTTCCTCTATTACACGCGTTTTAGCAGGCAGAAAACAGCCGCACAGGTTGCAGGTGTTAAGAGCTTTATTCCGGTTTTGGCAGGTATTACATACAGGCATACGGCTGTCGTACATAACGCGTGAGGCCCTATTATCTGTAATAAGTAAGTACCAACCTTTAACTATGCTAAATAGTTTAGGAAAGGGGTTAAGTCGTTTCATATATACTAAGGGTTTATCCAAGTTATTTCCGGGGGGTTAACGCTCTTTACAGTTTGTATGTTTATGCAGTAATAGAACTCTTCCCCTACCGTTATAGATAGCTGAGTAGAGTTTGCTTCCCCGTACGTTAGCCATAGAGTATACCCCTGTAACGCGTCTAATATTATGTCGTTAGGCCCTAAGGGTATAGTGGTATATCCGGAGGCGTTAGACTGTACCGTAATAGCCTGTAATAAACCCGTAGCATTATGCTGAATATATACCGTGAAAGTGGCCTCCAATGGAACTCCACCTATAACGAGACTGCCGGAGCAAAAGTCTACGAGTGGAGCGTCTAAGCATTTATTACATACACTCATAAAAGCGGTTTCATTTTTGCGTTTACAAAATAACGAAAACAATCTAAATAGTCTGCACGTTCCTGTAGTTTATTTCTGTTTTGTTTTATTATGCCACCTTCGGAGTCGCACTCTACCCGTTTGCAGTCATAAAGGAAGCCCTTACAGCTTACGCTGTTTATCTTAACCTCGAGCCGCTTTAATACAGCGTTACAGTCAATACGGCTATTTTTATGAGTCGGGTTCTGTGGTATAATAAACTGTCCGTCCGAAAGGTGTAGACGCTTTTTAATAATCATATACGCGCTCGAATTGTCCCGGAGGAAAACGGACCGCCCTGCACCCATAGCGTCCCCGGTAATTCGTATTAACCCGGTGGGTATATTATAGGCCTCTATCCTGTCGCATAACGCGTCTATGCTTCCTCTGTCTGCTCGTATTTCGTCCACTACATACATAGACTTTCCGACCTGTTGTATTACGAGGCCGCATAGAGGGTTAACGTTAAAGTCTACAGAGAAATATACCGGAATATTCCGGTTAAGAGTTATGCTGTCATCTATATGCTTACGTTCGTCGAATTCATATAGGAAAGGGTTAACGCTGTCATCCATTACCTCCCAATCCCCCTCCACGAACCGCGCATACTGTATAGGTGGGAGCTCTTTTAATGACTCTAAGTATTCTTTGGGTATATAGGGGTTGTCTGTTATTTTAGAGGGTATATAACTCCATTTCTCCGGTAGAGTCCCCTCCTTATAACGCTTATATATAATTTCCTTAACCCAATTATTAGCCGGGTTACAGGTAGCTAAACAGACTATAGGAGGGTTTCCCTTTGCTGAATTCCACGAACCTATACGTTCCTGCACCTTGTAGAACGTCGCTTCCTGTAATTCGTTTACTTCGTCAAGCCCTGCTCCGTTTACCTCGAGCCCTCTAAAGCGGTTTAGGTCCTTATCTTCCGAGTAGTTCTCTGTCATAAAAAGCAGTTCGCTGTCGTTATTAAACGTTATAACGTTAGTGTCCTTATTCCACGATTTAACCTTTCCCTGTAGCCCGGAAAGTAATATAGATTGAAATGAGGGGAAGGTCGTACGCTTTAGGTCGGGAAGAGTCTTTCTTATAATAACCCACCGAGACCTGTCATACATTAATGCGAGGCTACTGAGTGTAATAAGTAGCCACCACGTTTTCCCCCCTCTAATAGCCCCACCGAATACTACGACGCGCTTATTATTGTATACAGCGTCCTTATATGCTAAAGACTGTCTATTAGTGAGGTTTACTCTCATTCGCCTGCGTGTAATTTGTTTCTAAATTAATACAATTCGTTACAACGGTTATAGTAAGCAATTCTATTAGACCGGGTATTTACGCTAATAGAATTCGTTAGAACGCTTTTCTCTACAATTCCTATTAGACATATGCCTGTCATTAATAGAATTCGTTAGAACGGTTGTAATAAGAAATTCTATTAGAGAGCCCCTTCCCTCTAATACAATTCGTTCCAACGGTTGTAATAAGAAATTCTATTAGCGGAAGGGAGCGTATTAATACAATTCGTTGCAACGGTTACGGCCACGAATTCTATTCCGTTTCTAATACAATTCGCTGTATTACTCATTCGGCCGAATTTTCATTAGGAGCTTCGTCGCTCAATACAATCACTAACGGCTCGTTAGAGTCGAACCGCTGCTCTACCGTTTGCTTTGGCTTACCGTAGTACATTTCGATAAGCGAAAGACAGCTCTTTACGTCCCCTTTAAGGGCCTTATTACGTAGGCTAAGTACTATAGCCTTAAGCGCACTAACACCATTCTGCTCTTCCCCTAAAGCGTCTATTAATACGTCCTTTATGTCGGGAAGTGCTTTAGGCCTGCCTCCGGGGTTTCCGGACTGTCCTTTTTTAAATTTTTTACCGTCGTGTGGGAAAGCCATAATGCGTCTGTTTTTTGTCTGTTCTCAGATATTATTCCGGAGTCCACGCCTTAGAGTAAGGCAGGTCTACGTCCGGGTGGCCTAATACACCCTGCGTATTAGTTAAGCGTATAACCTCTTCCCTTTCCATAGAAAGCCGTTTCATCACTTCCTCCACAGGTAAGCCGGAGTCAATCATAGACTGTACTATGCGGCCCATTTGTAATACACCGTGTCTGCCACGCGCCCTATTATGCCGTATAGTGCTCATTTTTTGGTGCTCGTTATCTTTCGGCTCTAATACCACTACAGGCACGTACCCCTGCGTTAGTTCGTATATCTCTTTATGTCCGGAAACGGTCCACCTATGGAAGCCGTCCACTATAGTCATATCCGGGTTTATTACTATAGGCTGCGTCCACCCGTCCTCTAATATAGAGGTTTTAAGTAGCGTTAGCTCCGGAGGGGCTACGGAGTTAGGGTTATACGAGTTAGGGTTAAGTTTCTCTCTTTCAATCCATTGTACGCGCTCGAGAGGCATTACCCTACCGTCGGGGAGACTTCGCTTTTTCATATAGTCGTTTTTTTAGTTTTTCATTTCCGTATAGCATAACGGCCTCTTCCATACTTATTCCGGCTCTCTGTTGGGCTTTCGCTGCTAATATAGTAACTCTTTGTAACTGTCGCTGCTTAGTGTCTCCACGTATTACGACCTTTGCTAAGAACTCCCAACTAATACCCGTTAATGGACAGGCTTCCGCTTCCCTTTCAGATATAGGGTAGTCGGTCCTGTTTTTGTGCCAAACTATAATAAGCTCCATAGCTTTAATGCCTATCTTACGCGTCTTAGGACTCATAGAGCTTAATATCTTAGTTATGTATTCGCTCCACTTAATATCCGTTTCTTTCTCGACTTTAGTCCCGGTATATATTCCGTCGTTACAATATCTCCACGCTGTTTTAATACCTTCGGCCCTGTCTAAGATTTTATGCCAAAAGTCGGTATAACGTACCTGCCATTGGTCAAGTATTCTCAGAGACTCTTCCGCAAATACAGAGCCTACGCGCTGTTTCTCTAATTGGTTGTACTGCTCCGTCTTATTCATTTCGTCGTACTCCTTATTATACGGCCTGCCTGTCTGCTTTATATACTTCCAAACGTCTTTTGCTAACCAATCATAAATGGGGTACGCTACCGCTTCACGGGAGGACATATAGCATTCATTCCGCTTGCGTGACATAATGGCCCTTCTAACCATACTTTCCTGTGCGCGTATGCCTGCAAGGCTTATTACTGTTAAACCCTGCTTTTCGTAGTTATGCGCGTGTAGGTTAACCATAGTTTGAAACGACATACACTCTTTCACTCCTAACGCTTTATACTTTTCCCCGTCCGGGTGGGCGTAGTTTTTGTCGTATTTAAAAACGTGCCCCTCTAATTCAGTAATACCATAGTCCGGTATTTCTCTGCACCACAGCTCTCTTTCGTCCGGATGCCACGGATACCAATAAGGAGCATTAAACGAGGCTGCATTACGTAGGCTAAACGGTAAAAAATACCACTTTAAATCTACCTCCGGCATATTACGTACGGCCTCTATTAGCTCTATCGTATGCAGCCCCTCTATTTCGTGGTCTATGTATACTGCTTCTACAGGTAGCTTATTAAGCTCTGTAGCTACTTCTATACAGAGGTATAATACGGCCGTGCTATCTTTCCCCCCGGAAAAGTCCACTATAACTCTGTCGTAGTTTTCGTAGAGCGTTTTAATGCGTTCTTTCGCCTCTACGTATACGTCGGAGTCTAAGTACTTTTTTTTCTTTAAGTCGTTTCCCATAGTTTAGAACAAAAGTAGTTAACCCCGTTTATATTTGTTTTGTATAACGGGTAGCCGTTGGAGTAATACTTAATGCCGTCGAACCTCTTAAGGTCCACCGCTAAGTACGCCCCTTTTATAACAGGCTCTTTTTCGTGCATTAAACACGCTATAGCTTCACTATCTACGTCCGTAGTGGGTATATACCCGTGAGCGTACATTATCTCTTTATAGTTCGCTATATTGCCATTATGCGCTATAACGAAGTCTTTTAATATTAAAGGCTGCGTATTATTAATAGAGCGTTCTCCATAGGTCGCTAATCTACTGTGGCCAACAGCTAAAACGCAGTTTTTAAGCAGGTCTATTACATACGAGCTATTTACCCTACCTTCCCCCTTTATTACGTGGGCTTTCCTCTTACCGTCTAAAGCGTACAGCCCGTACGAATGTCCACCTCTTTCGTCCGCTCTTTGTATTATTTCGTGTATAATAGACTCAGAGGGCTTACCTCCTACCGTCTCAAACCCCCAAAGTCCGCACATAGTCTTTCGCGCTTTTAATGTATTCTGAGGCCTTTAATACTACGGTAGAGTCTATAGAATAAACTTCCGACCACGCAGCCTCTACGCTTCCGGTCCATTGCCTCGCGGCCCAACTTCCGCTACCTACTATAAACCCATTAGGCCAACTATAGAAAGGTGCACGGGGCAGGTTGTAATACGACATACAGGCTAAAATCTCTTCGTGCGTCCACTTGTATAGGGGCGAATACCGAACTACTCCGGTAGACTTGTTTAAGTACTTCCCGTTAGTACCGCAAAAGTTTTTATCTAATATGCGTCTCCCGGTTAATATTAGGTCTAAACGCTTATCTGAGTAAAACTTATTCTGTGCGTTATGCTGAACGGCCTTAAACCATTTAGCCGCCTGTTCCCCGGTTTTGGGAAATAGCCAACTTTCGTTCTCTGAGAGCCATTTTAAAGTATGCCCCGAATTATACACCACTAAATCGGAGGGCATATTTTCAGTAACAAACCTTAAAAATTCCGGGTATTCGAGTTCGTCTGTCATACCTATACAGGACGGGTAATTTCCGACTTTCTTACATACGAAATCTAATACTACGCTGTCCTTACCTCCACTCCACGCAAGGCCATAGCGGCCCTTAAGGTTTTTTTTAATGTCCTCTACCGTAGCATCTATTAGGTTGTTTATACTACCAAAGCTTATTATACTGCGTATCTCAGCCTCTGTGCGTAGAAACCTCTCGTTATTTTCTCCCTGTTTAACGCGTAGCATTATTTCGTCCTAATAGAGTCTATTAATGAAGCGGAAATACCCTCTACTATAGTTCTGTTTATCATAGGGTGGGCTTCGTCTGTAGGTCCAAAGTCGCTGTCCGGGTGAAAGGCTATTACGTCCATAGTGTTTTCAAAGGTCCTAAAGGCGTGTTGGCCTATAGGGTATTCTCTGCCGCTTTCGCCTGTGGAGTACGTGCTACCGTCCCACGCTTTAATAATAAAAATAGTTCCCTCCGTTAGCGGCATACTGCCGAACGGGGTAATACATTCCCCATTACCCCCTGCCACTATACCAATTCTATGAGAGGGGTGGGTGTGCTGCGTTTGGTCTATTCCGGGAGGGAAATGCAAGTGGTTTAAACAGGGGTTTCCTTTCTTTACCGGAGGTATTAATAAACTGTCTGTACAGCCGTCTATATATTTTAACCGTCCTATTTTTTCTATAGGGCCTCCTACAGCGTACATAGAGCTATAGGTGGTACTTTGGTATGCCCCGGCTGTATTTAACACCTCTACGACTATTAAAGAGCCATATGCGGTATAGTTTAAAATCTCGAAAGGTTCTGAAAGGGAAAAGTACATACCTTTAGAAAGCCCCTGCACAGGCCTTTTTTCTGTGCTAAGTACCACGCTACCATTATAGACGTAGCCAAAGTAGCTGCAACCGCTCTTATAAAGCCCATACGAGCCCTCCGAATTAACTACGTTGTAATACCGGATAGGGTATAACGGGTTACTTTCGTCGTTATATAATAAACCCGTTTCCGACTTATCGAAAACGAGGAAAGAGTTATTCTCGTTTTTCATTTACCCTGTGCTTTATAAGCTCTTATTATATGCATTAAGGCCTCCGCGTTAGTATACTGCATTGTTTTCTTAACGCTGTTAACGACTGAGTTTAAAAGCTTTTTATCTTCCTCTTTAAGTACTATTTCGTAGCGGACATACCCGTTATCTGTAATCTTAGGTTCGTCGGAGTAGCTTATTTCCGCTAACGGTGTATCTGTCCCCTCCTCCTCTTCGTCCTTAAAGCCACCAAAAACAGTTTCTACGGTAGAGAATGAATAGCTATCGAAACCCCAACCTACAAGCTCTGTGCTATCCCACCCCTCTAATAATGCGCTCCAATTCCAATCCCCGTTAGAAATATTATCCTTAATAGCGAACTCCCTTTCTTGCTCCGGAGTTAACTGTTTAGCTATAATAACAGGCACTTCCTTAAGCCCTGCCTCTTTGCAGGCTTTATAGCGCATATTTCCACCTATAACGACATAGTCCGAATTAAGGACTATAGGCCGAAGCTTAAGCATTTCGGGGAAGTCCTTTATAGACTGCAAAAGCTTATTATACTTTTCGTCTCGAATTGTACGTGGGTTGTTTTCGTTCGGCTTTATATCCGATATTTTTAAGGTTTCTATTTTCATTCGGTTACTTTTTCGTTACTTAGGTTTATAGCCTCTATTAAGAGGCTTTCGTCCCCCTTTGGGACTTTTGCGCTGTTTAATTCACTTTCGTATATCCAAAGGCCGTAATACTTGCTATTATGCGCTACGTCTAATAAATAGCTTGCTTCCTCTTTTTTATTCGTATACCCCTCGTATACCCGAACTATGCCTAATTCAGCCGGACTCCAATTCTCTATAGCTAAAGCCCTTTGTGAATATACCTCTAATTCCGCTTTATTAAGCTTTATTAGGTATTCGTACGGCTCTAATTCGTTGCATACCCACATTTCTAAAACGTCCGTGTTTGTTTGCTGCTCAAAGCATATGCCTGCCTTTAAACGGCTGTAGTATTTTCTAAAATTTTCCATATGGCAAATATACGTAAACTTTTTCAAATGTCGTAAGCCTCTATTTTTTTTCTTACCATAGATATAATGCGCTCCATAGCCGAAATATAATAAGAGGTAAAGTCCTTATACCCCTCCGGGTTTCGCTCATAAAGGACGTACAGAGTCGAGCGCAAACGCTGCGAGGGTGTTTTAGAGCCTAACTCTTCTGCATCGAGCTTTATATCTTTTAATACCTCTACTTCTGCTCCGGTAAACGTGCTACCCTTAAAGGACATAACTCCGTACCCGTTGCTCCATTGCGTCATTAACTCAGTTACCTTATTAGGGCTTAGTTCCTGTGTCCCTATTACAACCTTAAGAGTCTTATCTCTACGAGTCGATATGCTCTCTATCGAGCAGGGCACTATTAGTACGTTTTCCACTTTTTTTCGCTTTAAGTTTAACCTTCGAAAGGTATTTGGCTACGAGTTCCTGTATTTGGGGTATATGACTAATAGGCACTCGAAAGGCTATAGTACCCGTTTTTTCGCTGTACTTTGGTGTACGGCCCGAATTACTACGCTTGCCTCCGCTACCCGGCTTACGGTCTCTTTGTTCTGTGCTTTTCATTTGGCAAATATAGTAAGTTTTTGAAATAGTTTGCAGCTATTCGGCAAAATATTATATGCCGTCCAAGGGTTCGCCCTTAATAAACCGCGCTCCGTTCCTTTTGCAGTCTCTAAGTAATTCGAGGCCCAAAGCGACATAGGCTCTGTATGCGCTCGAATTACTGTTTAAGGTAGTTAGTATGCCATATATAGTAATACGGCTCTTATTTGGCTCGTAATACGTTTTACAGCCTACTTTTATAGGCCCGTCTATTTCTATAGAATGTTCACGCAGAAACTCTATTAGCTTTCCGGGTATATCTTCGTGCTGCATAGTCTACCGAATTCCTGTTCGTGTACCTCTATAATGCCTGCGTTATTATCGAATTTAGTATCGAGCTCCATAGCTATTCGCTGCCCCTCTAATATAGCCCCCTTAGGGCTGTCACTCCACACGTATAGCTGTAGAGTGACAACGTATCTTTTTTCCGGCTTATTCATACTCGTTTTCGTGCATTTCTAATATTCGCTCTTCTATAGTCGTATATGCTGAATTAAGCATTAACAGACAGGATAAGTCCTGCTCTTTGTCTGCCGCTGTAATTTTGTATATCTCTATACCGCCACCGTGCCCCGTTTGGCTGTATTCGTAGCTGTCGAAAGGTTCGTAGCTGTACTCTACCCGGAGCTTTGCGTCCTCGAGTTCTATTATAGTGGTGTAGTCACGTGCCATATCTATACTTTATTACTTAGTCCAAGCTTTAATCATTTCTAACTGAAATTCCCGTATTTCCTTAATGCGCCTCTCTGCCTGTGCTTTAGCTTGCGCCTCTGTGCAGCCGCGCTCTATAGCGTCCTCGAATACTCCATTATAAATATTTTGTTCTCCGGTGTTTAGTGTAGTTTCCATTTTGCTTTGTGTTTAAGGGTTTTTATTATAAGCTCGTATAGAGCCCGGTTACTTTTGTGAATATATCCTGTAGCATATCGGAGTATACATTTTCGTACTTAGCTTTAGTCTTAATATTAAACGCGCTGTCGAACGTATAAAAATGTACGTCGTATAAGTCTAAGCTGTTAAGCTCTATGCTTAACTGTTTAGCCTGTACTTTGTTTCTGCGTAGGCTCATTCGTAGGCCGTTATTAGTGGCTACGTAGTTATACGAACCTGTCATAGCGGTAAATTTATTACCTCCTAATTGCTGTAGAATTTGTGTTGCGGTTTCCATAGTGCTTTCGTTTATTGTTCAGCAAATATAGAAACACTTTTTGAATTCGCAAACTTTTTCTAAGCTTTTTTTTATTTTTTTTTTGGAGGGCCAAATAATAAGGGGAATAATAAGGGGGTTTATAATTTCCCCCTTATTATAGAAAGTCGGAGTTTTATTACTTATTTATAGTTTCCGACCTTTATAGTTCGCCTATTAAAAAACGGTAGCTATGCACATACCTGTTACGCCTCTGTACTGCTCCGGACTAAGTAGCCTTTTTAATAATTGGTTAGGTACGTAGTGCTCCCCGTTTAGAACGTATACCGTGGTAATAAGCGTAGACACTCCGGGGTAGTCCTGCTCTAACGTTATAAGTATTTCCTCGTATATATAGAACGTACCTGTTAAGCAGTCCACCCGGTAAAAAAACGGCTTATACGTTTTAATGTACTCTCTTAAAACGGCCTGCCGTTCTATAGGAGTTAAGTAGGTAAACAGGCTCATATGCTCTTTCTGTATGACTTCATAGCGTTATTAGCGAACCACGCTGTTATTTCGAGAGTGGCACTTGTAGTACCGTCTATTAACACGGCTTTAACTTGGCTTTTCGGTATCCACGCTGTACGGTCGTAGTTAATATTGGCCGCGCAGCCGGAGGCGAATACAGGCTCTATAGAGTAGTCTATCTTAACCGCTTTAGCGGTTTCGTTTACTATGCAGCCGTGTAGTAGTGCTACTCCACCTTTACAGTATATAGTAGCTCCTATATACTCGTTTATGTACTTTGTTGCTTCTGTCGTTTTCATATTGAAGTTTTACAGGTTTTAAAATAAGGGGAAGGGGGCGGTTAAGCCCCCGGTTTAGTTAGAAAGTTAAAATTATTTCTACGTTATCTTTAGCAGCCTTTAACCAATCGGCTTCACAGAGTTCGAATTTAAAACCAAGGCTTTCGCAGTATTTACGCGTGTCGCTCGTTAACGCACCTTGCAGTTTTATTTTGTACTCCGTTAGAGTTACGTTATAAAAATAGTTAAGGTTAAAGTTTGCTTTTCTTAGGTTCTCGAATTGGTTGTTTAGAGTTTCCATAGGGCTTAGAGTTTTTTAGTTGTTTCGTTTGACAAATGTAAAAAGACTTTTTGAATTCGCAAACTTTTTCATAAAAAAAATATAAAAAAAAAGAGGCCTTATACAGAACCTCTTTATTAATGCGGCTTTCAGCGTTATTTTTTTTTT